GGTCTGATAGTCCCAGGTGGCCGTGTACGGCCCCAGTTCATCCACCGGCTGTGACCGGGCCTCGCGCCTCGGGCTGGAGGCCATGGGCGGCGCCACGCCACACCACTGGCGCACTTCATCCAGGATGCGTGGAAAGTCGGTCCTGACCGACAGGTTGCGCGACATGGCCCAGGCATCGAACACATCACCGCCCATGTCGGTGGCGAAATCGAACCACAGGCCGCGTCGCGATCCCTCCATCTCCACCACGAGACTTTTGCCTGCAGAGCCGTCGATGTCACCGACATAGAACTTGCCCCCACGGATACGCCCCTGGGGGAACAGGAACAGAAGGACCGACTCGAGCCTGTCGATCAGCGCCTGGCGCAGGGTCTCGACGTCCTCGACTGCCCCGGTGGTCCTGTCTGCTGCATCGTTGAAGTCAAAGTAGCTGGACTCGTGCATCAGGTCCCACCCCAGCAGCGTTCCTGCCATGAACAGAAGCGGCACTCCTGGTGGGTTGGCGTAGTCGAAAAACGGGGCAGCACCTCGCCCGCATCGGTGGCGCTGATGACGCGCACCGCCCGGTCGGACATGCGCTGCGCAAGCCCGCCATCGAAAGGCACCAACTCGAACCAGATTTCCTGGGTGTCCTTGTTGATGGCCGTGAACAGCGCCGGGTTCTCCGAGATCCCGGGAATACTGCCTTCCATGTAGGCCTGGTAGATAGCCATCTGCGCGGCATAGACCGGCTTGGACTTGGCCACACCGTTCTTGACCGTGTCCCGCCAGGACTTGTCGTTCATGGTCTTGCACTCCCATAGCGCCGGGTAGCGCATGCCCAGCTCCGAGGGACCATCGTTCAGGATGCCGTCGACGTGACCCTTGATGCGGCCGCCGGCCACGGAGAAGCCAAACTGGCCGCCATGGGCCTTGCGGGTGTAGAGGTCAAAGCCGATCAGTCGCAACCAGCGGATGGCCAGGTCTTCCAGTACATGGCCCACCTCGAAGATGCGCAGCACGCGGCCGGAGAAATCGCGCCCCGGATCCACCGGCGTGCGGGTGTACTCAAACTGCAGCGCGCGTTCACACGCCACACCCAGCCGGGATGCGCCCAGATAGTCGCGCGGCGTCTGCCCATCGCGCTCCAGCGCCAGCGCGTCATCGATGAGCGCACCGACCTGCTCATGAAATTTCGGACGGTGATTGAAGTCCAGCATCACGACCGTCCTTGCTGCCGGCCTGCGGCTTGGATGGCGATGCGCTGTTCCAGAAACTGCCGGTCGCGAGCGGCCATGCGCTCGTGTTCCGCGAGCATGCTGTCCTGGTACCGGGTAACGACCACATCAATGAGCATGAGCACCTCGTCCCGGCTGTAGTCGGCCAGTGGCCGCTGCATGCCGATGGAGCCGACGTACTCCCCCAGAGGGCCGAGGCAGGACTGCATGGCGGCGATTTCCATATCGCTGGGATCAATCATTTGGCCCTCCGTTTTGTTCATGAGCTTGGAGAAGGCCTCCTGACAGGGACGGCTGCAGAACACCCACTTGTCGTTGTGACGGGATGGGTCCGAGCGGGGCACACGCGGGTTGAACCAGCCGTACCCCTTGGCTTTGCGATGGCAGACGGCACATTTCACGCAGCCTCCAGAACTTGGTGGGCGTGGGCGTCATTGGCCGCATTGACCAGCCGCACGATGGCGTTGCGGTTGAAGCGGAAGGACAGCAGCGCCGAAGCCTGGTAGCGCGTCAGGCCAAAGTCGGCCCGCAGTTCTGGCGGCAAGTACTGCAGTTGCTTCGGCGTGGGCGACTCGTTGAGCCAGCGCCGCGTCTTGTGCGCCGAGTCCTCCGACTCATGCTCGTTGAGCCAGTCATCGGCCTTGGCCATGCAAACCGTTCGCTCACCGACTGCCAGCAGTCGTGTATTGATGCCCTTGCCGCCACCAATGGCATGCCAGCGGCCATTCAAGAAGAAGATCCCGCCCCAGGCATTGAAGCCTGTGGCCATCAGCGCGTCATCTGCACCAAAGAGATCGCACCAACGAAAGTTCGAGCGTTTAAGCAAATCGATTTCGCTCATCACGAACTTGTCGAGCACGCCCGTATCGGGAGTCTCCGAACGCTCCCAAATGTGGTCGCAGAAAGGGCACTCCATAACGGCCAAAGGCACGATGGCATCACATTCTGGGCAATTTTTGGTGGGCGCATCGCCTTCGTGTTCATGCCCGTCGAGGTTGACCTCTTGCTCCAGTGCGCCGTGCATGAGGCTGGCCGTACCAAAGTCCAGGACGATGCAGTCGGTCTTTACCACACCCGGGAATTGCTCAGGATCGACTGTGCGCAGACCACGGCCCACCATCTGAATGAAGGTGGATTTGTAGGAGCTGGGACGCAACAGCACTACGCACGAAGTCGGCGTGTAGTCATAACCTTCGGTAAGGACGGCCACGTTGACGACGACCTGGGCGTCGCCGCTTTCATAGGCGGCCAGACGCTCCTTGCGCTCGTCATCGGACAACTCGCCGTGAATCAGGACGGACTCAATTCCTGCCCGATTGAAAGCGGAGCACACATCCGTGGCGTGCTCGACGGTCGAGCAGAACACGATGGTCTTGCGGTCGCGTGCCTTGGCCTTCCAGTTGTTGATCACCGACTCGGTGACCAGCGTCTTGTTGAGGATGTTGGCAACCTCGTTCATGTCGAAGTCGATCGCAGTGCGGCGCACCTTGCGCAGCGCCTCTTGCGTGCCAACGTCGATCACATATGTCCGTGGCGGCACCAGGTGGCCGCTGGCGATCATCTCGCCCAGCGTGATCTGGTCAGCCACGTTGCTGAACACTTCGCGCAGGCCCTTGCCGTCACCCCGGTTCGGGGTGGCAGTCAGACCACAGATGGCCGCCTTCGGGTTCTTGACCAGCACCTGGTCAATCACCTCCCGGTAGCTGGGAGAAGCAGCATGGTGCGCCTCATCGATGACCAGCAGGTCCAGGGTGGGCAGCTGGTCCAGGTTTGTCTTTCGCGAGAGGGTCTGCACCATCGCGAAGGTGGCATTGCCATCCCAGGATTTCTCGTTGGCGTCGAACACCGACGTTTTGAGGCCCGGGTTAACGCGCTCGAACTTGCTGCGGTTCTGGCCTGTTAATTCGGTGCGATGGGCCAGGATGCAAGCCTTGGCATCGGGTTCAGCCAACAGGCTGCCGGCCACGGCCGACAGCATGATGGTCTTGCCCGAACCGGTGGGCGCAACGGCCAGGGTATTGCCATGCTCGCCGAGGGCCGCGAGGGTCCTCTGCACAAGCAGGGCTTGGCGGGGGCGAAGAATCATGGCAATTCCCCCTTACTGCGCCCAGCTGGGGCGACCCGGCACCGGCGCGCGACCGGTGGCCTGGGCATAGGCATTGGCACTACCACTACTGGCCGGCGCACTGGCTGCCCCCGCTGGCGCACCATTCATGTGAGCGGCGTAGTCCTTGTGCTCCGGCGTGACGGCCGACTTGATGACGCACTTGTCCTGGCCGTTCTGGTCCTTGTCCCAGTCCACCTTGCCAACAAACTCGATGCCCTCCAGGTCGGCGAAGCCACTGATGCGTCGGGCGTTCTGCGCTGCCGGGCTGCTGTCGTTCGGATTGATGCCGCGTGCGGAGTTCAGGATGGCCTTGATGAAGGTCCGGCCCATATTGGTCCACTCGGCCCCCTTGGCGCTGTACAGGCCAATGAGCGACCACATCTTGCGACGGGCGAACGGGCCATCGAGCACCACGAACTCGCAGTTCAGATACACCGAGCCGGTGGTCATGCTGCGGGTCGCGTAGCCGCCGGTCCAGCCTTGTGAGGGATCGTCATAGCCTCCCGGTTTGATAGTCATGCGAACGCGCACCACGGTGCCTTTGGGGATGAGGTCGTAGCTGGACTGCTCGGCGGCAGAATTGAAATCGAAAAAGGTCATGATCAGGACTCCTGAGAGGAAACGGATGCCGTGGTGGCGGATGGGGTTGCGCTGGAAGCGGGCTCTGCGACACTGGCCTGCGGACGGGCAAAGTCCAGGCGCTCGCTGGCGGGACGCGATAGGCCGGCGATCTTCTGCATGAGGCGCCCGAGGTTGGGCTCCTCCACCGGGTCCAGGCGACCGGAGCGGTCCTTGGCCGGGTAGCCCCACTGATTGAGCGTGTGGCACACGAATGCGCGGTAGCTGCTGCCGTCGTCAGCCTTGACCTCGGCCAGCGTGACCACCTCATCAACGATGCCGGGCAACTCCAGACCAGTCTTGGAGCCATCGATCTGCAGCGTGAAAACCCGACGGTTGAAATCGTCCAGGGCCTCGTTGAGGATCCCGACGAACCACACGTTCTTGCGGCGCGTGTGTTGCAGATGGGTCAGCCAGCCGATCATTTCCTGGCCCATCAGGCCGTAGGCGCCACGGCTGTCGGGCTTGCCGGTCTTTTCGGAATAGGCCTGCGGTTGCCCCTTGCACCATTGCAGGCACAGACGGCCGGCCACGGTGATCGAGTCAACGAAGACTGTTTCGTACTTGTCCAGAACGGCCGGATCACCGAAGCGCTGGCATACCGCTTGGTAGTGGGCTTCGCTGTAAGGTTGGTCCTCACGGAGCGCCGGATTAGGGCCGCCGATGAACACGGCGAAGTCGCGGCATTCCTGCCAGGTGCGGGGACGGATGGTGTCGCCGGCATAGCCTTCGACGGCCAGATCGCCCGCCTCCAAATCGAAGAACAACGTGGAAGCCGGTGGCAGCGTCCAGAGCTGGGAGG